TTGAGTTGAGAAAAAAAACAGGGAAGGAAGTCTCTGATGTTGAGTTTATTCCTATAGAAACTATGTCTGGCCTCCAGGGTTATAGTATCAAAATCAAGCTTATTTAAGGTTTGCAGTAAGTACTCGGCACCACAACAATCCTAAGTCACTGGCATTGGCTGGTGGCTTTTTTATTGGAGTAAACAATGGCAAAACCGGACTGGGGCGAGCTTCAGCAACGGTTCCTGTCCGACCATGCCGCAACCGGCGTATCACCAAAGGAATGGTGTAAAGCGCAGGGACTGAATTACGCTACTGCCCGCCGATACATCAAGAAACCCTTTGCGCAAATTGCGCAAAAATCTGCGCAGCAAAAATTGCGTGCTGCGCAGAAGGATAAAAGCGTCGATGAGCTGGTGGATGATGATGGGTTAACGACACAGCAAAGACGCTTTGTCGCAGAATACCTGAAGGATGGCAATGCCACACAGGCAGCTATCCGGGCTGGCTACAGCAAAAAATCAGCTGAACAAATCGGCTATCAACTCCTTCAGAAAACTTCAGTTGCGCAAGCCATTGCGCAGCAGCAGAAGGCATCTATTGCGCGCACGCTTGGCAGTGCCGATGAAGTCCTCGCGCAGATGTGGCAGCTCGCCACTTTCGATGCAAACCAGCTTTCACAGTATCGTCGCGGCGCGTGTCGTTACTGCTGGGGCTTCGGTCACCACTACCAGTGGCGCGATGCAGTTGAGTTTGAAGAGGAAACAGCAAAGGCTGAGGGCAGAGACGGTGCACGACTGCCGGAAGACACTGGCGGTTACGGTTACGACCACAACAAAGAGCCAAACCCACAATGCCCACGCTGCAACGGTGACGGCATAGGACAGCCTTACTTCCCAGATACACGCAAACTCCCCGCGGTTTCCCGGCTCGCTTATTCAGGTGTGAAGGTCGGCAAGAATGGCGTTGAAATCACTGCTATCAGCCGTGAGCGCATGTTCGAAGCGGTGATGAAACGCCTTGGCCTGGCCGATAGCGAGTTCGCGCAGCGCCTGCAGCAGATTGAAATCGAACGCCGGCAGTTGGAGGTTGAGAAACTCCGTAAAGAGCTGGCCGGTGATGGTGAGGACGACGAGCCAACCCCAGTGCAGATCAATATCAACGTAGTGGATGCGAGGGCAGACGATGGGGATCAGCCCGACACTTAACATTCCTCAGGCGCGCTTCCTCGCGATGCAGCACAAATTCAAAGCCTATGTTGCCGGGTTCGGTTCGGGTAAAACGTGGGTGGGTTGTGGCGGCATCTGCAAAGGGATGTGGGAGCACCCGAAGATTAACCAGGGCTATTTCGCGCCGACGTACCCGCAAATTCGTGACATCTTCTACCCGACGATTGAAGAGGTGGCCTTTGACTGGGGCTTGAGCGTCAAAATCAACGAGGGGAACAAAGAGGTTCACTTCTACGAGGGGCGACGGTACCGCGGGACGACAATTTGCCGTTCGATGGAGAAGCCCGGCTCGATAGTCGGCTTTAAAATCGGTAACGCGATGGTGGATGAACTGGATGTCATGGCGGCAGCCAAAGCACAGCAGGCCTGGCGAAAAATCATCGCCCGTATGCGTTACAAGGTTGATGGGTTGCGTAACGGTATTGACGTAACGACCACGCCTGAAGGGTTCAAATTCGTCTACCAGCAGTTCGTGAAGGCGGTACGTGAAAAGCCAGAGCTTGCGGCCCTGTACGGTCTGATTCAGGCCAGCACATTCGACAACGCAAAGAACCTGCCGCCTGACTACATTCCATCGCTTCTGAGCTCATACCCTGACGAACTGATTCAGGCCTATCTGCGCGGCAAGTTCACCAACCTTAACAGTGGGACCATTTACCATACGTTCAACCGTAAGCTGAATAACTGTTCTGACGAGATTCAGGATGGGGATCCGCTCTTCATCGGTATGGACTTCAACGTGGGGAAAATGGCCGCGATTGTTCACGTAAAGCGTAACGGCCTGCCGCGCGCTGTTCGTGAGTTAGTAAAAGTCTACGACACGCCGGCGATGATTAAGCGCATTCAGGAGGAATTCTGGCGCTACGAGGATGGCCGCTATGTGAAAAACCGGGAGATTTACATCTATCCGGATGCCTCAGGCGATTCCCGTAAATCCCAGAACGCCAGTAAGACCGATATCGCCCAGCTCAACGAAGCCGGATTCAGCGTCATTGTTGATGATGCCAACCCGCCGGTTAAGGACCGTATCAACTCGATGAACGCCATGTTCTGCAACGCCAACGGCGAGCGCCGCTATCTGGTGAACGTCCAGAACTGCCCGGTTTATACCGAGAGCCTAGAGCAGCAAATATGGGCGGCAAATGGCGAACCGGACAAATCAGCGGATAACGATCACCCCAATGATGCTGGTGGGTACTTCATCGTGAAGGATTACCCGATCGTGAAACCGGCATACTCAATCACCATGGACACCACTTTCTGATATGGCAAACGACGACATCACCTGGGTTCGACCAGAACACCGGGCGGCTTCTGCTGCCTGGCGGAAATACAGGGACTTCTGCAAAGGAGTTGAGGCCGTAAAAGCGGCGGGTAATAAGTATCTGCCTTATCTCGACCCAACCGATAAATCCACACGCAATCGCAAGCGCAATGAGGACTATCTAAACCGTGCGGTGTTCTACGCCATTGCCGGTAATACGAAGATCGGCATGCTTGGGATGGCGTATCGAAAGGACCCCACGTTTAACGGTCCTGAAAAGCTCAAATACCTGTTGGACAATGCTGACGGGGCCGGCACCAGTATTTACCAGCAGTCGCAGCTGGTGACCGAGAACTTGCTGGAGGTTGCGCGAGAGGGCATTTACGTCGATTACGCTGAAGCCTCCGATGAGGCGATCATCCTCCGCTATCCGGCAGAGAACATCATCAACTGGAGAACAAAGCGTATTAACGGACGCGATCAGCTGGTGCTGGTGGTCCTGCGCGAATGCGTAGAAGAGCCGGATGGTTACGCTTACAAGGATGAAATCCAGTACCGCGAGCTGGCGCTGGAAGAAGGGCGTTTCATATGCCGCGTATGGCGCCGGGCAGGTGGCACAGCAAGCGGAACCTACACCGTCGACAGTGAATATCATCCTAAGCCCAAAGGAAAGGACTACTGGGATGAAATTCCGTTTACCTTTGTCGGCGCCCAGAACAACGATCCCACTATCGATGATTCACCGCTGGCTGCTCTGGTGGAGATAAACCACGGGCATTACCGTAATAGTGCTGACTATGAAGACAGCGTGTGGTTCTGTGGCCAGGTGCAGCCGTATATGACCGGGCTAGATACCAACTGGCGCGACCACCTCGAGAAGAAGGGCGTGAAAATTGGTTCCCGATCACCGCTTTTGCTTCCCAAAGAAGGCTCGTTTGGTTACGCCCAGGCGCAGCCCAACATGCTGGCTAAGGAGGCCATGGACAACAAGCGCGACTACATGGTGCAGCTGGGTGCCCGGCTGATTGAGCAGAACGCCACGGCGAAGACGGCAACTCAGGCGAGCGGTGAGCAAACATCATCAACATCGGTGCTCGGTATCTGTGTTTCAAACGTTTCTGAGGCCTACACGCTGGCGCTTGGCTGGTGTGCGAAATATCTCGGCATCAAGGGTGAATCGACGAGCTACACGATCAACCAGGAATTCATCGCGAAAGTTGCCGAGTCAGGCATGGTGACGGCAATCGTCAATGCCTGGCAGTCCGGTGCGCTGCGCGATAGCGATATGATTCGAGCATTACAGAAGCTCGATCTCATTGACCCGGCCGACAGTCCTGACGAGGTTATTGATACGCTTCGCAATCAGGCACCAACGCTGACCGGGGGCTAATATGGCAACCGTGAACGAAAGCCTGCGGGATGAGGCTATTGCTCATTCCGTCTGGATTAGCCGCTACGCTACGGGCGTGGCAAACCGGATGGTGAAGTTGCTTAACGAGACGGATGCTGACCTGTCGGCACGTCTGCTCGATGCGCTGGACAGATTGCCTCCTGAGAGCTTCACCGTTAGCCGTTTGCAGAGTTTACTGGGCAGCGTGCGCGAGCTTAACCATCAGGCCGTAGCCACCATGCAGTCAGGGCTCGAGAATGAGCTGGTGGCGCTGGCAAAGAGCGAGGCCAGTTATCAGATGAGCCTGTTCGATTCCCTTCTGCCTTCACAGGTCCTGTCTCACTATCCGCTGCAGGGCATCACCGCCGATATGGTGTATGCCGCAGCGATGGCGCAGCCCTTTCAGGGGAGGCTGCTGAGTGAGTGGGCGGAGAATCTGAAATCGGACAGGCTGGCGCGGATCGTAAACGCCGTCCGCAGGGGGTATCTTGCCGGCGACACGGTAGAAACAATCGCGCGCAGTGTTCGCGGCCACGCCAATAAAGACTATCGCGACGGCGCGCTGCAGATGAGCAGGGCAAACGCCGCCAGCATCGTTAAAACAGCCGTGAATCATCTGGCTGCCACAGCACGCAACAGCTTCACCAGGGCCAACAGCGATATCGTAAAAGGCAAACAGTGGCTATCTACGCTGGACAATAAAACCAGCCACGACTGCATTATTCGTGACCTGCTGCGCTACACCCTGGATAACAAACCGGTCGGGCATAAGGTGCCTTACCTGCAGGGACCCGGGAAAATCCATTTTTGCTGTCGTTCTACCGAAACCCTGATCCTTAAATCGTGGCGCGAACTCGGCATCGATATCGACGAGATGGACGAGGGGACTCGTGCCAGCATGGATGGACAGGTACCGGGGAAAACCTCGTATCTGGAATGGCTCGCACGCCAGTCGGCACAACGCCAGGATCAGGTTCTGGGTGCCGAGCGTGGCCGTTTGTTCCGCGCGGGTGAAATCGACCTGGCTGATATGTTCACTGACAAAGGCGAATGGATCAGCCTGAAACGTCTGAAGCAGCTCTCAGGCACAGACAACTAACAATCACATCTTACTCCACGCCCTGGCATACGCCGGGGCTTTTTTATGGGCGAGGCCCGCGAAAATCCCGAGGGGAAATTATGTTAATTCGAAATATGCTTCTGAAATATTACGCACCTGAAAGCGGCGGAGAGGGCGGCGGTGGCGGTGGTATCGAAATCACTCCTGAAATCCAGAAGCTGATTGATGAGCGCGTGACCAGTGAAGTCACTGGCCTCAAAACGAAAAATAGCGAACTGCTGGGCACCATTAAACAGCAGAAAGAAAACCTGTCCCGATTTGAAGGTATCGATCCAGACGCGGTGCGCGGCATCTTGCAGCGTTTTTCTGACGATGAAGAGGCGAAGCTTATCGCCGCCGGAAAAATTGATGAGGTGCTCGATAAGCGCACCGAGCGCCTGCGCGCAGACGTTGATAAGCAGATCAAGATGGCAAACGAGCGCGCGGATAAAGCCGAAGCGTTCTCCAACAAATTCCGGGATCGAGTTCTGGGCGATGTAATCCGTGCAGCAGCGTCAAAAGCTGGCGCGCTGCCGGAAGCTTCAGACGATCTGATTCTGCGTGCCAAAGGCACATTCCAGCTCAACGACGAAGGCGAGGCCGTAGCAGTTGATGCAAATGGCGATGTTCTGTTCGGTAAAGACGGCAAAACCCCACTGAGCCCGCTTGAGTGGGCTGAGTCCCTTAAGGAGACGGCTCCGCATCTGTTCCCACGTGCAGAAGGTACCGGCGCGGGCGGACACAAACCAAACGGCGGTGGCAGCCTCAAACGTTCCGAAATGAGCGCCAGCGACAAAGCGGACTACATCCGCAAGCATGGCCAGCAGGCCTTCCTCAAACTTCCGAAATAAGGGATTTAAACCATGGCAACGACTATTAATACCGACCTGGTTATTTATGACGACCTGGCGCAGACAGCTTTTCTTGAGCGCCGCCAGGACAATCTCGAAGTGTTCAACGCTTCCTCCAACGGCGCGATCCTTCTGGATAACGAGCTGATTGAAGGCGATTTCCGCAAGCGAGCGTTCTACAAGGTGGGCGGCTCTATTGAATCGCGCAATGTGAACTCTGTCGATAAAGTCACAGGTAAAAAAATCGGTGCCGGTGAAGCGGTATCCGTTAAAGCACCGTGGAAATACGGCCCGTATGAAACCACGGAAGAGGCCTTTAAACGCCGTGGCCGCTCCGTTGATGAGTTCTCCGAAGTGATCGGCGTTGATGTCGCAGATGCCACGCTGGAAGGCTACGTGAAATACGGCCTGAAAGCGCTGACTGCGGCGATTGGCGCTAACGCGGACATGGTGGTCACCGCCGATATCGAAACTGACGGCAAGAAGACCCTGACGCGCGGCCTGCGCAAATACGGGGACAAGTTTAACCGCGTGGTCCTGTTCGTGATGCACTCTGCCACTTACTTCGACATTGTTGATGAGGCGATTGCCAACAAAATCTACGAAGAGGCGGGCGTGGTGGTTTACGGCGGGCAGCCAGGCACCCTGGGTAAACCTGTGCTGGTGACTGACACCATGGACGCTGATGCGATCCTTGGGCTGGTAGCTGGTGCGGTTACCGTTACCGAGTCTCAGGCGCCGGGCTTCCGTTCCTACGATATCAACGATCAGGAAAACCTTGCGGTTGGCTATCGCGCTGAAGGCGTGGTGAACGTTGATCTGCTGGGCTACAGCTGGGATACGGCCAAAGGTGATAACCCTGACCTGACCGCCATCGGCACTGCGGGCAACTGGAAGAAACACTTCACCAGCAACAAATCTACGGCAGGCGTGCTGATCAAACTGGAATCCGCAGTGGGGGAGTAACGCTGTCAGCGGATAAAACCTCCGCAACTGCTGACAGCACAGACGCGGTCACTGTTTCTCTGAAGTACACGCTGAATGGCTCCGGTGTATCCGGTAAAACCGTCGCGTGGACGTCCACTGGTGGCGTGCTTAGCACGGCCAGTTCTCAAACCGGCTCTGCTGGTGGTGCAACGGTGAAACTTACATCAGACGTTGCTGGCACCTTCACGGTAACCGGCACGGTTGAAGGAGTGGCGAAAACCACGGATGAGATCACCTTCACTGCTCCTGCCGGGGAATAACGAATGGGGCGAAAGCCCCATAAACAGGATGATTCGATGGTCAATACCGATATCACCTCTCCTGATGCCAACAGCTACGCCAGTGAAGAGGATCTTGCCTCATTTGCGGAAATACGCGGCATTGAACTGCCTGACAAGCTCACACCGTTGTTGATTAAGGCCATGGATTACCTGGAAGGTCTGGACTGGGTTGGATCAAAAACAGACCCACGCCAGCCGCTGGCATGGCCACGCGTGAATGTCATTCTGGATGAACATGATTTCCCGCCGGATGAAGTTCCACGGCAGGTTATAACCGCGCAGTGCATGCTGGCGGTAGAGGCAATTGACGGCGATTTACTCTCCAGCGTGCGCGAAGCCGCTGTGAAAACTGAACGTGTGGAAGGTGCTGTCACGATGACCTATGCGGTCGCAGATGGTGAAGTCTTCACGCCGTCCTATCCTGCTGTCATGGCGCTGCTGGGCGACCTCGCTGGTGGTCGTGGTTACGCCATCAATGCATTTGCAGAGAGGGCCTGATATGGCGATTGATTACCAACGTATGCAGGCCAGAACGACCCGCATGCTCAGGCAGAACGGCGCGACGTACAACGTCACCCGCAAGGGTTCGGTAACGGTTATCGGCGGCATTGAGCATAAAACTGAAGCGGTCCGTTTTACTGCTGTGGGCGTGAAGACCGAATACGCGCCAGGCGAAATTGATGGAACGGTCATCGTTAACGGCGACGTGCAGATTGTTTTTACGTCAGAGCAGGAAATTAAAATCGGCGATGTGGTTGATATTGATGGCGCAGCGTACCGTGTTGTCAAACCGAATCCGGTAAAACCTGCAGTGCTGGTGCTCTGCTACAAAGCGCAACTGAGGGCTTAGCATGGGCGAGAACGCGGCTTTCCTGGCTGAAATCACGGCTTTTGTTAACAAGGCGAAAACGAATCAGGAAGCAGTGGTACGCGCGGTCGGAATCAAAATTCTTAACCAGCTGGTGGTGATGTCCCCAGTGGGCAACCCGGAGTTGTGGGAAGTTAACCAGACAGCTGTTTCCTATAATCGCGCTGTTTACGACCACAACGAGGCGCAGCGCGCCAATCCCGACAACCTGACCAAAACCGGGCGACTGAGGAAAAAAGCCCGGGTGGTGGATGGGATGGATATCAAAGCACCGCCGGGGTACACGGGCGGACGCTTTCGCGGTAACTGGCAGGTGTCCTTTGATGCGCCAACGACTGACGAGACAGGGCGTGTTGATAAGGCAGGTGATCTGACAAAAGCGGCCGGGAACTACACGCTATCGCTCTTCAAAGTCGGGATGAAGGCCATTTATTTCTGCAACAACGTGCCCTATGCCTACCCGCTTGAAATGGGGCATTCCACACAGGCTCCGGGCGGCATGGTCCGCATAACTGCAGCTGAGTTTCAACGCTTCTTTGAAGAATCTGTCAGGGAGGTGACTAAGTGATTCCTGATATTGCATCTGCACTGGCCGCCAGACTGGGTACCTGGGCCGATGTCGAGGGCATTTCGGTTGCTTGGGAGAACGTGCCGTTCACACCTCCTGCTAACGAGATGTACCTGGCCGTTCACGATATGCCCGTTACGCCGCGAACAATCGATCTCGGATTGCGCAGCCGGACTTATTCTGGCGTGTACCAGATTAATGTCGTGGCGCCAGCTGGCTCCGGCCGTACCTCCGTCGTTGCCCTGGCGGGCAGAGTAGCGGAATTGTTCCCCGAGGGGCTGGAAATTGCAGGCAAAGACTTTACCTGCTGGATTAGCAGCGCGCCTGGCATATTCCGCGGCGTCCCTACACCTGTGTCCTACACCGTTCCTGTCAGCTTGAATTACCGGGCAGACATTAGCAGCTGATTCCCCTCTGATGTCCCACAACTGACCGGCCTTGAGCCGGTTTTCCCGTTTCTGAAGGAGAAACCATTATGGGCTTTGCACTGCCTAACGGCGCTCATGTTTATCTGGCGTCGGGCTACGGCCCGGCCATTACTTTCACCGGCGCGACGAATGCTGAGCACGCGGTGATCACCGTTAGCGCCGCAGACGATATCGCGGTCGGCGATATCGTTCACGTGAACTGCAACTGGTCGGGTATTGATAACGTTATCGCGAAAATCGACGCGATTGCGGAGAATGCTGTCACTCTTCGCAACATCAATACCACCAACAAAAACAAATACGCTGCGGGCGGTGGTTCCGGCTCTATTCGCAAAATTGAAGAATGGACCGAACTGCCACAAATCACTGAGGTATCGAAATCTGGTGGCGATCAGAACACCACGCAGATTCAGTTCCTCAGCGATGATCGCCAGCGCAACCTGAACACCTATAAATCCGCAGTCTCGCAGACCTACTCGATCGCGCATGACTCCACGCTCCCGGTATATCCATTGCTGCGCAAGCTGGACGAAGACGAAGAGACCGTGGCGGCTTATATGTACGTGCCGAAGGCGAAGGAGAACCGTTACTGGGCGGCCACGGCATCTTTTGACGACACGCCGACTACTGCGGTTAACGAGGTAGAGACAGTGAGTGTGGTGCTGAACCTGCAGTCACCGGCGATGACGTTCTACAAGGTGACTGACGCTGCCGCCTGACCCGTCAGAGCTTTCACCATTCCATGCCTCCCATCACGGAGGCTTTTTTTCGTTAAGAGGTATCGATGGCGACCAAATTCACTCTTCAGCCCAAACCAACATTTAAGGCCAATGTCTCGATCCCCCGAGCCGGCGATGAGGATGGCGTGCTGACGTTCACATTCAATCACAAGCCACTCAAAGAACTGGCGGATCTGGAGAAAATGGAAGGCAAAACCGCCACTGATTTTCTGATGGAAATCATTGCTGGCTGGGCACTTCCCGATGCATTCAACGCGGAAAACCTGTCGGTGCTGCTGGAAAACTATCCGGCTGCAATGAAGGCTATCCCTGAAACCTACTATCGCGAACTGATGGGGCAGCGCGAAAAAAACTGATAGCGGTTGCCTCTGCATTCTATACGCCTGAACCCACAGCGGCAGACCTGGCACCCTATGGTCTTACGCCGGATGACTACGACGATCAATACATCGACGTCTGGCCAGATGTATGGCCTTCATTCCTGGTGTTTCAGGCTGTCAGCACGCAGTGGCGCACGGGCATGGGAGGCGCATCAGGGCTTGATT